TTTATTCAGATGGGAATTCAGTTAGTACAGGATATTGCTTCAAAGGCTCAAGATACTTCTGGTGATGGAACTACTACGGCTTGCGTTCTTGCTCAAGCATTATGTAATAACATTCTAGAACTAGAAGAATTGTATAACCTACATCAACTTAAGTTAGAACTATTAACTGCGTCAATGAAAGTAACTAGATTCTTAAAAGAAAAGGCTACTGAAATTGATGAAGATAATGTATATGATATTGCTATGATTGCATCTAACAATGATTCTGCTATGGCTTCTATTATTAGTGAAGCAGTAAAGACTGTTGGTAAAGAAGGTATTGTTGCTTTAGAAGAATCTAAATCTAATAAGACTTATCTTGAAGTAAAAGAAGGTATTGAACTTGATGAAGGTTATTTAAGTCATCTTATGGCTAATACTGAAAACGGTGAAACTGTATTTGAAAACCCTTTGATATTTATGTCAAATCTTTCTATACGAAACTTTCAAGATATACTTCCAGTATTAGAAATATCTTCTGCACAAAGCAGACCTCTTTTAATTATGTGTAAAGGAATGGAAGGTTCAGCATTGAATAATTTAATTGCTAATGTAATGGCAAATACAATTCAATGTGCGGCTATTCTTGCACCTAACTTTGGTGATGCTCAAATTGATGAATTAGGAGATATTTGTTCTCTAGTTGGTGGTAAAGTATTAACTGCCGAATCTAAGGATGACCCACAATTAGTTTCATTAACAGAACTAGGAAGTTGTTCAAAGGTTATGGTGTCGAAAGAGAAAACTATTCTGATTGGCGGAGAAGGTGATACAGACGGTAAAATCGCTCAACTGCGTGGAACTATCGAGGAAGCAAAAGGCATGGATAGAGCAAGGCTCAAGCGTCGTTTAGCACGATTGGCTGGTGGAGTCGCCGTTATTCATGTTGGTGCAGGTTCAACCGTTGAACTTAGAGAAACTAAGGAAAGATTGGATGATGCCCTGAATGCAACTAAATCTGCATTAAAGGGAGGAATTATTATTGGTGGCGGTATGTCATTATATAATGCACGACAGGCTCTAGACTTAGAAGTAACTGGAGATTATCTAGTTTACAAATCTTTAATTGCTCCTTTTATGACATTAATAAACAATGCAGGTCTTGACTTACAAAGATATACCATAGATACTGAATATGATGCAGGAATTGATATGGTTTCTGGTGTTCTAGTTAATTTAAGAGAAGCAGGTATCTATGACCCATTGTTAGTTACTCTAGGAAGTTTTGATGCGGCAATGTCTATTGCTAGTCTTTTCCTAACAACTGATGTTGCAGTATTATCGGGTGAATAAATATGGAAGATAGATTAGTAAACGTGTGTTATGATGCAATTACAATTCTTAAAGCATTGAATCAAGAACAGTTAGCAAAAACATTAGATTTAAGAGTACAAAGAATAATGGGGTATAGACCATGAAGAAAAGAGCAATTACTGTAACCTTACCTGCGCCTCATAAAGCACAAATACAATGTCCTATTTGTAAAGGAAACAAATGTGTTGTTTGTAATATGGCAGGTTCATTAAAGATTGATGTTGCGCCAAAGATTCCAATTCAAAGAGCACATATTATTAAATATATTTTTGAGAATATGCATTCTGTTGCAAATGAATTAACTCTTAAGTATGGGCTTGTTCCAGAAATAGGAACAAAGGAAGTATTAGAAATTAATGGTGGTCAATTTGAAATAGTACAGGTGTCATCTTTAGGTGGTTCTTGTTGGATTGTTAATAGACTAGACGAATTAGATACGCCAAGATATTTTACTTCAATAAAAGAATTAAATAAATTTAAGGAGGGATGGATGCTTGAGTGATGAATTTGATACAATAGGTAAAATTGTTAGAGATACTAACAATGAAATCTTAGTTAAAAAAGGAACCTACTGGAATGTAGAAGTTCTAGATATTAGGTGGTTTAGTAATGATAAGCCTAGCAGAAAAGGTATTCGTATGAATATGAAAGAAGCAAAATTACTATATGATTTTTTAAGGAGAGAGTTTAATGAAGAGAACTAGAATAAGTGAAGTGCAAGCAAAGAATGCCTTAAGGAAGGCTAATCCTGATAGACAGTATTCTTACGGTTCAGTTCCTAAGTTTATGACTTTCTCTGGGAGATTGGTTGATTTATTTGCCTTTCATGTAGAAAGGAGAATGAAGAAACCTGCAAATAGTGGAAGAGGTTGTAGAGTTCCACCAGAACATATTGAAATATGTTTTGCAGAATTACAATCAAAAATATATGAACTTATATTACAAACAGAAAAAAACTTATACGGAGATGAAGAAGAATGAATTTTAATAAACTATATTTAATAGCGAATAATGATAAAAAGTTTGCCGCATGGTGTAAAGAAAAAAGAAAGAAACTAACTGGAGAATTGCAGACTGAATTCTTTAATACCCATGTTCAAGATATAAGATATGGAAATTATTTTGCTAGGGCTACATTTATTTGCTATTGGGAAATACAACTAAGTGGTTCTTTAGCGAAATTAGCACCTGCTGTAACTCAAGCAACTCTAATTACTATTAGAGAAAAGTTAATTATCCAAGATAAAATGGAAGATGCAGAAGTAGTATCTTTAATGATGACTAACTTTCTAAGACTATTGCAGAGGCTAGATGATGAAGAAGAATGAATGGCTCTATTTAGCAAATGCTATGTGGAAATATGCAGAAAAACACAATGGGAAACTAGGAACCCTAATTAAAGAACTAGTAAAAACAATTAATAAAGACATGGAAGTGATTATAGATGACAATGAGACAATTAACAAGAATGATGGAAGCAAGCGAGTTTATGACTCCAACTCAAGCAGTAACATTCCTTTCGAGGGAACTGGTGAATTTTGAAGATAAAGAAACAGTATTCAGTATTCTTTCTCTTGAGTTAGAAACTAATAATATTGGTTTGGCAAAAGCAAAGAAGTGGATGGCTAATATCTTTGACGTATTTGAAGAAGAGATTACATCTGAATACGATTACTATGGTGATTTAGGAGAAGCAATGTATCATTTAAATAATAAAGATACTACTAATAACTATACAGTTAAGGGCTTTAAGAGACTACTAGAATTAGATTGTTCTAATATGACTTCATCTTCTTTCACTACTATTAGTGGTTGTGTTCAAGAAATGAATAATGTAGAACTTAAGTGGTTTGTTAGATACTGGTTAAGGACTACTAGAAATGGTATTAAAGAAGCCACACTACAAAAGGTATTGGCTAGATTCTACAATAAGAAACTAAAGGATGTTAAAACCCATTGTAACTTTAATAAAATTAGTGATGTAGTTTCTTTCTATGAAAGAGATATTGAACCTCCTGTTAATCTTACTTATGGTAAATTTATCAAGCCTATGCTTGCTAAAGAAATACCTACTAAGGATTGGCCTACTAACTTTGTTGTTGATTATAAGTATGATGGTAATAGATACCAGATTCATATTGAACAAGATAAGGTTATGATTTTTAATAGGAAAGGAAAGATTGTAACTCAACAATTCCCAGATGTAGTAGAATTAGTTCAGAAGTATGAAGTTAATACTGCTATCCTTGATGGAGAAATATATCCAATTAATGAAGATGATTCTCCTGCTGAACATAAACTAATGGGAACTAGAGTACATTCAAAGAATGTTCAAGAGGCTATGGAAAGAGTTAAGGTAAAGTGGGTAATCTTTGATTGTCTCATGATTGATGGTAATACTACTATGAACATGACTTATACTGAAAGACTAGATAAGATGAAAGGACTACCTAATCAAGCACATAGAATTACAGAAGGAGACATTATGGCATTTTATAACGATGCTATTAATGAAGGCTTTGAAGGTATTATTGTCAAAGATGCTTCATTACCATATGAATCAAATAAACGTAGTAAGGGTTGGGCTAAATATAAACCACCACGAATTGATTTAGATGTTGTTATTATATCTGCTAAATATGGAGATGGTAGAAACTCTGATAAGTTTGCTACGTTTGAGATTGCAGTTAAATCAGATAATGGGTTTATGAGTATTGGTAATATTGGAAGCGGTTTTACTGATATGCAATTAGTATCATTAACTAATACTCTAAGAAAGAATGTTGAATCCTTTAAGGGTGGTAAATATAGTTTCTTACCTAGAGTAGTATTAGAAATTACTGCTGACTTAGTTAGTAGAGATAGCAAAGGAAACCTTTCTCTTAGGTTTCCTAGAATGAAAAGAATAAGAGAAGATAAATTCGTAAGTGATATTAATACAGATAAAGATATGGAGAGATTAGAATGACATTCAGAACAGATTACATAGCAGATGCAAAGGGTAGAGTTTACAAAATTAAAGACTTAAATAGAAAGCAAGTAGGATTCTTTATCCAAGAACAATATCACTCTGTTCAAATGGTTAGAACTAGATTAGAAAGCCTACATGAGAGACTATTTCTGATAAGACAATCAGAAGGCAGTACCAAACCAAAAACAAATACTAATCAAAAGTTAGTCAAAGAATTGAAACTTAAGAAGTATATTGCTACTCTAGACTTAGGAGAAATTAAAGACGATTCAGTTGTTCGTGAAAATCTTAGGTTGAAAACAATTCTTTCTTTAGTTAAGAATGCAGTAAGTGAAGAAGCAGACCATTCTTTTATCCTAAACATACTAAATCAAGGAAGTGATGATTAATGTTTAAAGTAGGTGATATGGTATTAATAGATATGGTAACATATATTATTTCTAAAATAGAAAATGATGTTGCCCACCTAAAGGATATTGTTAATCCCAAAGGCAGACCTAAGCAAATGAGCGTAGAATACTTACCTTACTTTGACCAAGATGGGAATTATGTAGTTCCCGAAAGAAAGAAAGTAGGTAAGTTTAATGTTTCTGGAAAGATTTCTTTGAGGGCTATGGTTAAAGAATATACCGATATGCCAGTATCTAGAGACTTTATTGGATTTCTTAAACTTTGGTTAGAAGGAGCAATAGAGGATTTAGTGGTTGGTGCAGAAGATAATGCTAATGAGAAAGAACAATCTACAATTACTGCGGCTCATTTATTTTGGTGGGAAATGCATCCTTCTCAAACAACATCAGGCTATTGGCCTAATCAAATCAAACACATGAGGGATATTAATGAATGAAGATGAGTTTCTAGTTTTTCTAGAAGAGAATCAAGTAGCGACAGAATTTATCTTTAATACAGATAGAGAACTTTCTCAAGAAGAAGCGACTGTATTTAGAATAGCAACACAGGCGTTCTTAACTTCTCAAGGTATTCTTCTTTTAGATTTTCAAGCGATGGGATATATTTATCCTGCTGATTCACAGCATTTTTCATTCTTTGAGAATGATGTTGTGTATGAATTAGATTATGAGTATTTGTTTCATTTCATCATAGGAATAGATGCAAGGGAACATACACCAACAATTAAAAGACTACTAGAACTAGGACTAGAAGATTCTAAAGTAGAATACAAATACATTGATTGTAAACTAATAGAACCAAGAGGTGATTAGATGTTTTCAAAAGATATGTTAATAGGTATTATGCTTAGTTCATCTAAGTTTGATTTACATTTGAGTAGTTGTTCTAAATCTAAGATAGGATATAGAGTTAGGTTGAGATTAAACATTAGAGGTTCAGAGGATTTTCTTTTGGCAGTAAATCGTTCTCTACTTCAATATGAAGTAGGTAGCCAATACAAAGCAGAAGAACATAAATCTAGACCCCGACCTATTCTTCAAATAGGTGGAATTCTAAATCTGTATAAACTTTCTGTATTAATACCAGACAACTTACCAGACTTAAGAAATGAATGGGGTAATATAAAAGAAGCAATAGATATTGTTTCAAATAAAGAACATCTTTCATTGGAAGGAATGGAAAGATTATTTAAATTAAAAGGTGTCATTTAATGGGATTAACAAATATGAAAAAGAATAGACCAATATTAATTACAGGGAAAACAGGAACAGGTAAATCGACTAAGGCAAAAACTTTGGTCGATGACCCGTTAGTATTTCATGGTAATGATATTGAAGTGAAGGATATTTTTTCAATAGATATTAATAGAGGAATTATAATTGAAGATATTCACTATAAGCCTCGCAAAGATGATATTCTATATGTGATTAGAAACTATAAAGGTCAAGTAGTATTGACTTCTATTAATGAGAAAAGCGTTCCCAAAGAGATAAAAAGTCTTTGTCAAATCAAAAGAGCAGGTTCTAAGAAGTTTCTTAGAGAATCAATAAAGGAACTTGCACCTAGAAGTGAAGAACCCTTCACATTTGAAAGAGATACATTTTCTTTGGTTCAAGATTATCTTAAACTATCTGATAGAGACTTAGTGGCTAAGTTATTATTGTATAACAAACCATCAGATACGCAAATACTTTCATGGTTGTGTGAAAACATACACCCTAATAAATTAATATTTATTGATGGTGTGGTTAAGAGAAGATGGAGTCAAAGATACTTTTATGAGATGTTAGGTTATGTTCATAATGGGAACTCCTTCGGTAGACTAACTATGCCAAAGAGAGGTACATATTCAAAGATTCCTTATCTTTCAAGACGATTAGGAATAAAGAATTCTGATACTAGGATTCTAAAACAACTTCTTCAAGATGATGAGTTTAAAAAACATACAATGAAGAAATTAAATAATGGTGATTGCCGAATACTGGGTCTAGGCGAAAAACCAAGAAAAAGAAAAACAGACCCTATTAGGTTAGAAATAAAAGACCTAAGCGAATACTTTAATGGTGAATAATATGGTAGGTATAAGTAAAGAAGAAATGATTAAAAGAAGAATAATGCCAGCATTAAGAGATGGTTCTGAATTATGTTCAGCAGACCTTGTTTTGATTCTAAAAGATAGCGGTATGCATTGGGTTCCTAATAGTTGGCAACTCACGAATGTTCTTAAAAGACTCAATCTAAGATGTAGAAAAATCAATAAACTAAATTACTGGAGGATATAAATATGTTATGGACAGAAAAATACAGACCAACTAGATTAAGTGATATTGTTGGACAAGAACATTTTATAATGGATGCAGAAACATGGGTCGAAGAAAAAGATATGCCAAACATTCTTCTTTATGGAAGAGCAGGTTTAGGTAAAACTGCGGCAGGTTTAGCATTAGCAAAATCTATATTAGGAGATAATGCATCTGATAACTTCTTTGAAGTAAATGCATCTGATGATAGAAGGTTAGAAACAGTTAGAACTACAATCAAAGGTATCGCTCAAAGCGGTACAATTGGTGATGTTCCATTTAGAATTATATTACTTGATGAGATGGGAGGAATGACAAATGATGCTCAAAGCGCACTTAAAAGAATCATGGAGAGATATGCGAACAATGTTCGTTTTATTATTACTTGTAATGATAGAAATAGAATTATCTTTCCACTTCAAAGTAGATGTGCTAACTATCATTTTAAGCCACTCTCTAATGAATCCATTTTACAGGTAATCAAGGGAATCTTAAGCAACGAAAACATTAATCGCTTTAGCGATGAAGATTTGTTACCCTTTATATATTCGATGAATGGTGATATGCGTAGAGCGATTACCGAAATTCAAGCGGCTAAATCCTCGAATATCACGCTTAGAAAACAAAGCGATATGAATTTAGAAGAATATATGAAAATAATTAATATGATAATTAATAAAAATACAAACGTCTTATCTCAACTTCATGACATGATTTACGGTGGTAGGTCTGTTCGTGAGATATGTATGGGATTACATGATAGTATTATCAAAGCAGAAGGAATTGAGACAAATGTTAAGTTTAAATTCCTTAGAACAATTGGCGAAAGCGAATACCGTTCAACCACTATGACTCCAAGAGTATTGGTTTCATGGTTAGTCGGTCAATTAATTTGACAAAACAAAAAAAATAAAAAAAATCGGAAGTGAAAAAATGAATGATGAAATGAAAACAGAAATAGAAAAGAGCGCACAATATATTGAAATGTCGGTTGAAGATGCAACCAAAAAGTTTCAATCTATCTGTGAAGAGAATAATGTTGAAACAACAGCAGATTTGGCAAAAGGACTTTGGCGAAACTATGTTGCTCAATTTAGACGACAAAAGAAAGTAACTGCAAGTAATGGCGGTTCATCAACTGGTGGACTAGTTAAAGCGGCATTTGGTTTCTTTGTATCTTTAGAAGCACCTAGAGATATGATGTCATGGAATAGAAATAAAGCAAAGGAAGAATACTTGCGAGATAACGACAAAGCCCTTGAAGAAGGATTTGTTGCTGTTGCTACTGAAAATGCTTTGGGTAAGTGGGTTATCTCACGTTATCACAAGAATGAGTATCAAGAGAAGATTGTAAGTAATTTACCAGAAGGTGCAGAAGAATTAGAAGATGGAACTATGATTATCCCATTAGATAGTCAAGTAACATATATGTCTGGTTCAACGAATAAGAATTACGGTAAGCCTCTCCCATTAGAACAATTCCGCCGAAGTGGATTGTTTTATGGTTCAATTGATGATGGAGAAAAGAAATTATACAATTTCTCATATAAGAATCAACCTGCTATTGATTTCGCACCTAATTGCTTTGAATGGGTTTACTTTGCCTGTATTCCTAGTGAAGATGGTTCTGCTATCTATGGAATGACTAAGACTACATTAAACAGTCTTGTAAAGCATTCTGACACTAATCCTGAAGCAGATAATTATGAAGATGTTTCAGGGTTTGACTTTGAACAATGTTTAGTAGATAACTTATCTAGTCATTTGGTTCCATTGGTTGAAGTTGATAGAGCGCATATTCAAAGACAAACACTACCTTCTAAGGAACGATTCATCGTTACTGATGGAACTGTTTGTAATATGAACATGAGCCCAACTTCAAATGGTAATCGAATCATTAACATTACTGACTTGAATGCTGAATTTGACTATGATGGTGATTCTAACATGACTACTTGTTGGATTCCAAACCATTTAACTATTGATTTCGGTATTGGTTCTTCTATTATTGTTATTGGAAGAACATCACAAAGAATTGTTGATGGTGAAGCAGACCCAGTTACAATTAATGTAGCAGGTCTTTATGTAGTCCAAAGAACAGGTTCTCCTGTTGAAGTGGATGAAATCGTTGAAGAAAACCTTGATTGGTTCTGATACGTTAGCCTTGAGCGTGTAATTGTTGGCGCATTGAATGACAATCAAATAGGTGCAAAGCCTAAACAGAAGGAATTATTATGACGACAGATTTAAAAGAAGAGAGATTTCTTTTGAAAGGTGATGCCTACATTGTTGATATGGCAAATGTAGACTTCTTAACTTGGAGAAAGAATGAAAAAGAAAATGGAACTTATTGGCTTAAAATGCATTTCAATACGAAAGAAGCGAGATATATTTGCGATAAGTTGGAATTAGCAACTATTATAATGGCATGGACAAAGATGCATGGTAAAGAATTAGATATAGATATAAATGAATTAGGTGATAGTTATGGGACTAACAGATAAAAAGGTAACAGATAAAGGTACAAATTTTGGTAAAAAGCAAGAACAATTTAACTCACGTTTTGCGAAGTTAATGGCAGAGAAAAGAAAGGAAAAGAAAAGTAGATTAGTTTTAGGTATTTGGGGAATCCCTAAATGTGGTAAAACTGGTATTGCTTTAGATTTTCCAGATAGAAACATATACGTTTTAGATTGGGATAGAGGTGTTGAATCTACATGGATTGAACATCATGATGCTACTGAACGTATTCAAGTTTTTAATCCGATTGAAATGAATGATGACAATGCAATTGATATTGTTAAGTCTGAAAACAATTCACACGACTTTGTACGTTATGTTCGTGGTAAGATTAGTGAAGGGGATAAACCTATCTTTGTAATGGATGGAGTAGATACATGGTTTGAAAAATGTATTTACAAAGTCAATCCTAATCCTACTGTTGTAACTAAAATGATGCCATTCCAATATGGTGCTAGAAACAAAACCTTTTATCATCTATTGGAAGCAATCTATAACTTAGATTGTGATATTATTTATATTACTCACGAAATAGAAAAGTATGTAGATAATACTCCAACAGGAGTACAACCCGCTTGGAAAGATTGGGGCGGTAAACTGGAACAAGAGATACATTGTTTTAGAAAGAAGGTTAAAGGAGAAATACAATATATTGCTGAATTGATTGGTTCTAGGACTAATGGCAATATGGTTGGAACTCGTTGGGTTATCCGTGAAGGACAACCGCCTAATATCGTTTGGAACGGTATTCCCGATTTGCGGGAGGGTAATGTTTGAAATTCGCAGTTGATACAAAGGTAATGATAGAAGCATTAGAAAGTATTCAAGGTAAAGGAAAGTATTTGACTTCATCGGGATTCACTAATAATTCTATGGGTCTTAATTTTCTAATGAAGTTAAGCGGTAATACTCTTTCCATTTGGAATGGAGATACTACCTTTGCAATGAATATTAATCTAGAAGTAATAGGTGCAGAAGATGGCGAGTTTATTGGTAATGGTAAAACTATTGTACCGTATCTTAAGAAATACGGAGAACTAACTTCTTTTGTTGTTGAAGATTACTTAACCGTAGGTTCGGGAACAAAGAAGGCTAGTATTGCTAGAGTTGTTAATCATCCTAACATGGATGCTTTAATCAGACTACAAGCGATGTTAGCACACATTAATCATGAAGAAGAATTAACTGAACTTCCTAAGTTTGGTAAATCAGAATACGAAGGAGCATTTATACTCAATCAAAAAGTATTCTCTGATTGTATCTCTTCATGTGAATTGGCAAATCATGGTGCATTTAAATTAGATTATGACGGTGAAGTTGTAGTCTTTTCAAGTGGACTTAACATACAAAATCAATATGAAGAAACAATAACACCTTCTTCATGTTTTGGAGAAGAAGCAACATTAGAATATAGTGGGCCACTACATAAGTTCTTTAAGAATAATTCAGACATTACATTTTATGTAAAGGATGAATTCCCACTATTGCTTGTTGCTGAAGATAGGATGATAATTAAAGCACCCTTTTCGGCAGGTAATTAAAATGATAATAAGTAAACTAGATACAGGAAAGCATATCTATACATCGTATAGAAAGAATGGAAAGAAGATTGAGAATGTAGAATATTTTAAACCATACTTCTATATTCTCAATTCGGAACTTCAACCTAAGTATTACAAACCTTCTAAATATTTAACTAGAGAGTTTGAATATGAAGAAGGTGATTGGGTTAATCTTCAAAAGCAAAAACTAACTAAAGTATATGTAGATAATTCTTATGATATGCATATTGCAAAGAAGTCTTTTCATAAAACTTATGAAGCAGATGTATCTTATACTTTTAGATTTGCAGTAGATAAATTAGCAGAATTACCAGAATATGAAATGCATAAATGGTATTGGGATATGGAATGGCAACAAGGTGGAGAACACCACGATAAGATTACTGTAATTGCCGTCTATGATAATTACGATAAATCATATTATCAATGGGTTTGGCTTCCTAATCTTTCAGTAAAGCAAATGGTTTCTGATATAGATGATAAAACAAAGAGAATTATATTTAGTAATGAAAAGGACATGATTGAAGATTTTATGGCTACTATGGTTGTAAAAGACCCTGATATGTTAATTGCTTGGTTTGGATTGAAATTCGATTTGCCTAAACTCCTTGAACGTGCGTGTGCTTTGGGATTGAACCCCACTATCATATCACCAATTAATACCGTTAAGGGTGTTAAGAAGGTCAAGGATGGCTTTAGATTCAAGTATGGTGAAAATGGATACGGTGCTATCGAACAGCCGATAGGAGGCCGCATAACCCTCAATTTAGACCTTGCTTTTGAACGTCAATGGAATGATTCACAAAGAGGAACATTACCATCAATGTCTTTAAATTATATTTCTGAATCTGTTTTAGGTAAAGAAAAGTTAGTTAGTGAGAAATTTCCCGACCCTAACGAGTTTTATCGTAGAGCATGGTTAGAAGATACTGAAACATATTTGAAATATGCTTTAGTGGATGTTGAGTTAATGGTTGAAATTGATGAATTGAATTATTGTAGTGAAGCAATTGTAGCATTACAAAGATTATTGATTGCTCCATTTAGTGCTTGTTTTTATGCTAGTCATATGGGTTCAATCTATTTTATGCGTAATGCAGAATGGATTGCCCCTACTGGAGAAAAGGTAGATAAGCGTCAAGAATATGATGGTGCTATGATTTATGACCCGTTAAGCGAAGAAACAAACGGATTACATCTTAATGTAGCCGCTTTTGATTTTGCAGGTCTATATCCTAGTATGATGATTTCAAGGAACATTTCATGGGAAACTAAATCAAATGAACCTACTGAGTTTGGTGCTAATCTATCTACGCCTAGAGACTTTAGTATTAGTGATAAAAAACAAATGTTGTATTATAAAACTGATAAGTTAGGTTTATTGCCTAGAGCAGTTCTTGATTTGAAAGAGTTGCGAAATGAATATAAGCGACTTATGAGAGAAGCAAGAGATGAGGATAACAAATCAGAATATGTTAAGTGGAATAACAATCAAATGGCAGTAAAGCGATTAATGGCATCTTTTTATGGCATTGTTGCTTTTCAAGGATTTGGTTGGGCTGATGTAGATTTAGCCGCTAGTATTACTGCTAGTGCTAGAGAAGCAATTCGTTTAGCCGCATTCAAAGCAAAGGAGATGGAATGAATGGGATGCGTATATTTTGTTAAACATAACGGATTAGACCCTATTAAAATAGGGATGTCTAACTACAACAATCCTTTTCATAGGATAGGAGTTATGGAAACTGCTAGTCCCTTTGGTATGGAATTATTAGGGTTTATTAAAACTGACAACCCTCTAAAATTAGAAAAAAAATATCACTCTAAATTTAGGTCTTCATGTATCAAAGGTGAATGGTTTTCTATCCCAGTAGAACAAATATATTCTATATTAGAACATCATAATGGTAAAAATGCAATATCACAAATTGCAACCTTTATTGAAGAATTAGAAATTTCTCCTAGAGAAGCACTTAAATTAATCACGAAGAGAAGAATTGTTTCCGAAAACGCTAAGTGTATGAATGTTGATTTTCAGGGTGATTTTATGAACATTTATTCTACTTTAGTAGAAACTACTAATTCCAGTTGGGTTCATAAAAAAGAACTACTAGACCAATATAGTAAGAAGGCTAAAATAAGTAGGGCGCAAGCATACAGACATTTTAAAAAAATAGAAGAAACCTTCTTATCTCGTAGTAAAAACAGAAAAACATTTATCAAAGCAAAGGAGATGAAAGAATGAGTAGAAGTAACTTTAACATGAAAATTAAAAAGAACATTAGAAAAATATTGCCCAACTTAGAAGATATGCAACCCTTTACTGCATCTGAATTAAAAGGTATGCTATACGATAATGGGGTAACTAATACCACTACTACACAATTAGGAGGCTTAATTAAAAAGTTTGCTAGAACTGATGGTTATGGTAATTGGAAATTAAAAGCAGATTGGAGGAATATACTTGAACAAGAAAACAGTCGTTATTGAAGTATCATATGATACAGAAGAAACATGGGAAGAAACATATCAAGAAGTAAAAGAAATACTTCAAATGATAAACAACCTTAAAAGAAACGCAGTAATTAAATCTATTAAAGGTGATAATCATGATGATGGACAAAACGAATGAACTACTAGAAGAATTGCTGGCTATGATAGCAAAATCAAATAAGATATTAATGATGGTAAATATCGTAAACATAGCAACCATTATAACAATAGTAACGGTGATATTATGAGTAAAGAAATTAAAGAAATGAAAGAAGAAATTAAAAACCTAAAGCAAATAATCAAGAGACTTGAAGTAGAAATAGATGAAATATGTAATTCTAATTTATCCATTCATTCTCTCGATAAGGATATTAAAATCATTAAACAAGAACTAATGAAGTTCTCCGATGGTAAATTATACTTTGAAAACGCTTGGTGATATAATGAAAGTAGTTTATGGACATACAGATTCTATCTATGTTCAGATTGATTCTATCGAAAAGGCTGAACATTCAATAAAAGAAATTGAAGCATCAGTTAGAGAACATTTTCCTAATGTATTAGGATTGGAACAACATCCAGTTGTTCTCGAATTTGAGAAGTATTATTCTGCATTAGGTGTAGGAACAACAAAGAATAGAAATGCAGGTTTGGTATCATGGGAAGATGGAGTCTGGTTAAACGAACCTAAATTCACTATGACTGGATTTACTGCTAAAAGAGTAAGTGAAACTAAATTAGCAAAGGATGTCCAAACCACAGTATTAAAAATGTGGGTTGGAGAAAAGGATATGAAATCTATCAATAAATATTTATCTAATAAATATAATAATGTAATGGATGGTAAGTTAAAAACTTCTGACATTATTAAAAGAAGCAGATTGAGAGAAGATAGAGTTCTTCTAAAATGTCCAGAATGTAATAAGAAACACCATCTTAAAGAATGTATTAAGATTAAGTGGTGTGATAAGTGTGGAACTGAAACAGAACAATTTGTTACATTTACACATAAAAGACCTTCTATCGGTTCGGGTATCGCAGGTATTCTTTATGCTTGGGAAAGATTAAATATGACCTTTGATGACTCGTATTTATATCTGAAAGTAAAGGATGTGCATGATACATATACTCACCCTTTGACAAAAGTTCAAAGAAATGTAGATTATGTGTCTGCCACAACCTATGAAGATTTTGCAGATTATACTCCCGATTATAAGCACTATGCAGAACAGATAGTAAAGAAGGCCGAACCTATTTATCGAGCGATGAATTGGGAAGTATCTTCTATAAGAACAGGAAAAATACAAATGAAATTAGACGAATGGTGGTAATATGAACGACGATGAAAAATATAATGCGGTGATTTCTTCTATGAAGGAATTCACTTACAAATGGAAACCCGAAAATTATGATGACCCATCGAAACCAATCCTAAAGATAACTAAATCTTCTTTAGGAAGTTTCGATTGGTGTCCGAAAAAATATGAGTTTTCTTACAGGCAAAGATTACCTCAAGACCAAACGGAGGCTATGTTGAAAGGAACGGTGCTTCACAATCATAGAGAGGACTTCTTTAATATCTTTGATATTAAGAAAGCAGAAAAGATGAACAATAGTGAAGTATTAGAATACTGCACTAGTTTAATGCCTGTTGATGATTACTATGATATTTCATTGACAGTAGCATCACTTGAAGCACAGAGATTTATTGAAGCAAGAACAGAAAATAAGATGGATGAATACCTTCCAGTATGTAATGAAGGAAAGTTTGATGCTGAAATTACAATACCTGCAAATATTAATCCTAAATTTCCTCTTAGTAGAGACTATGTAATTCACATTCAAGGAATTATTGATAGGATATTTAAAGAGAATGGAGGATTAGTTCCTTTTGAATACAAAACTGGTGGATGGAAAGATTGGAAGAAAACTTCTATGCGTAAAGAAATGGCATTCTATGAATTGCTATTGATTAATGCGCCCGATGAAGTTATGATTAAGAATGGATTAGACCCTAATGATAAAGTAACTCATTGGGGTTGGTATTATCCTGCGGCAAATTACATTTATGCAGAACCTAGAAAAACTAGGTCAATGACTTCTGTTATGAATAACATCGCTAAACTTATTCATCACTATGAAAAAGACATGTTTCCTGCAAAATACTATTACAAGACTTGCGCTCATTGCTCTTTCTTTGGTATTTGTGATGAAGCACAGGACGATTCATGGGTTTGATATTATGAAGGCACTAATAGAAAAAAAAGTATTAGCAAAGAATTGGACATTCAATGAGATTTCTAACTTAGCGGAAACTATCAATTTAATATCTAATGATATTTATTCAGAGATGACATTAATTGAAAGATTTAAAATGGTAGAAGATTTAAGAATAAAAGAAACTTATGTAGGTCAATTATATACTGATGTGTTAAGAGAGATGGTTCAAATATCTCTTAAGGCAGAAGTAGCAGGAACGATTAAATCACTATTAAATACAGCAACAGTAAATTTTGGGGGAAATAAAAATGAAATATCCGAGAGAAGTATGGGCGGGAAGCCACATAAAGAACGCACCACAGATGAGAAGAAAGATAGTTCTGACAAAGAATGATTATATTTCTTTTGTTAAAGTACAAAATAACAGAACAAATGTATATACTACTGTTTATGATTTTGAGCACTTTAGCGAAACTGCGAAGATTGAATCTTCTGTAATATTAAATAGAATCTTCTTGGACTTTGATGGACATGAAGGTGATTTGAATAATGCTTATCGTGATATTAAAGTTGTAATGGATTGGGTAATGGAGAAAGATATTATGCATACTTTATTCTTTTCAGGAAGAGGGTTTCATTTATTCTTAGATGGAAAAGAAACTGATAGTATCAGAAACATTCAAGCGTATTTTAAAGAGATTAAGAAGATGTTAATTTCAAAGGTTGGTAAAGATATAACTTTAGATGATAGGGTTGGTCAAACAACTCGTTTGAGAAGAATTCCAAATACTGTTAATATGTCATCAGCAGATAAGAATGGTAATCCTCTTTTCTGCATACCTTTGATGTATGATGACCTATCTTTACCTCTTAACGAATTGATGACATTAGCATCCAAACCTAGAAATATTCCCTTCAAGAAGGTCGGCTCTATCAAGGTAGAGTTTCCTGAACAACCCCCCATAGAGGCTGTTGAAGGGGAAGTTACCGTACCGTCTTACGAAGGTAAATTGCCATTATTGCCATGTTTACATAATGCAGTAATGAGCGAGAATCCTTCGCATATGGCGAGAGCATACCTTGTTTCTTGGTATAGGGATTTATTGACTGGAAGAACAAATTTAATTTCTAGAGAAGATAAAGACAAAGTATTGAATATGGTTGTTGAAGAAATCAAAACTGTTTTTGGTGAAAAGGAAGATGTATGGTTAGATTGGGATGAACGTGAAACTAGAAAACACGCTAGGTTTACTGTTCATGGAAATTACAATACTCCCTTTTGTGATAAAGTTAATTTCAGAAGGGTATTGCGTAGGAAAATGTTGGAGGTTCCCTCATGTTAATAATTGATTCAAGAGAAAAGAAAGGTTCTAAGTTAGTACACTTAGTAGAAGATAAAGCAAGAAGATTGAATATCCAAATGGAAAAGAAATGGTTGGAGATAGGTGATTATGTATTTGATAATGTTTGCTTTGAAGCAAAGTCTGTTCAAGACTTCATTGGTTCTGTAATGTCTAAAAGACTATGGACTCAATTAGATAACATGGATAGACATTATCATACTAATGTAGTAATTATTTATGGTGATTTAGAAGAAGCGATATATAATATTGTTGAGCATTCACAAAGTAAATTACCCCCCCATGCTAGAAAGATAATGATGAGAAATAAATTTCTTGGAGCATTGGGTCGAATAACATTAGATATGGATGCAAAACCATTTTGGGTTCATAGCGAGGAAGAAGCCTCATCTATCATTACTGCAATATGTAAAATGCAACCAATCAAAAGAGATAATATTAGGCCACAGGTCTTTAAACGAGTATCTACTGATGATTTGAGATTAGATTTATTAACAAGTGTAAAAGGTGTATCCTATAAAAAAGCAAAGTTACTCATTGATAACTTTGGGTCTGTTATGGAAATAGGAGAACAAACTAGTTTTGAAATACAAAAACTAGAAGGGTTTGGAAAAGTATTAGCAGACAGAATAATTAATGTATTAAATTCAGAAATGAAGGTGAAAATATGAATGAAGAATATGAAGAAGAAGAATACGAAGCAATATTTGAAGAAAGAGCAGTTGTCTCTGAATCCTTACCTAGAGTGGTAAGAGACTTTCAGAAGTCAGCAGTAGAAGTATCTCACTATAATGAGATACCTGCGGCTATATGTTTCTTTAATATCTTGGGACAAATAAGTAAAGACTTTGTGCAAATACCTAAAGGAAGAAATATCTTAGACAGTAGATTGCACTTTTGTTGGATTCAAACCTCTGGTACTGGTAAGTCTACATTATACAATTTTATTGGGCCAATTGCTAAAAGTGTCTTTAAAAAGATTAATGATAGCGGTAGTCATCCCAGAGCGGTTAGAAATGATATTGCTATTCCAAAGGTATTTGATACGTTTTCATTGACAGATTATACTGATGCTTCTTTAATTGGTTATTATAAGAAAGGTCAAGATGAAGATGGTGATGAATCATGGGAAAGAATAGCAGGGGCTTTAGAAGGAAGTGGATTAGCACATTGGGATGAATTTGAATATTCTGGTGTGTTTAAAGCAACTCAACATAAAGAAAGTTCCATTGTCTATTTGAATACTCTAATGAATACCTTAGCAGGGGAGTCTTGGGTTATTACTAAGAAACTTAAAGAAGGAGATGTTATGGAATGTTTCTCTGAAAGGTCGGTATTAGCAATGACATATTGCCCTAAGAACTTAGAAGATGTAATGGCAGAAAAGGGTGTTCTACAAAGAATGCTTTGTTATGTTTGGGAAGTGCCTCCTTATATTCAAGATAAAATGAGAAGAGAACAAATTGCTTTAGCAGGAACATACGTCGAAGTTACCCAACCTATTGAAAGATTCGCTAATGCTTTATACAATATCTATTCTGAAGTTAAGACTAGATTTGATGAAGTAGGGGGTAATCCTTTAGACACAATGACTTATGCTCAAGGATTTAATGATGTATTGTTATTAGAATATGAGAGTATGCATAATTTCATCCAATCTGAGAGAAGTGAAGTTAAAGACATCGCAGGTAACTTTACTACTAGATTGATGGACACATTGATGAAATTGAGCGTTTTATGTTCAGTTGCGGAAAGTCCTTCTATTATGGATAAAAGCAAAAAATTCATTGTAACTGGTAATAATGTGCGTCAAGCGGCGGCTATTGTCCGACAATGTTATAGCACATTAGTTGAGTGGTTGAATCGTAGCCTACGCACCCGACGCAAGCAGACTCATGAAAAGAGCGCACTTTCAGTATTTATCAAAGTATATGCAGAAATGGACAAAGATGAAGATGGGTTCATAAGTAAAAAGAAATACTTAGATGAAGTTCAAAAAGAAAGTAAAAAGAGCAGACCTAGTATTTATAATTATTTTAAGACAATATCACATATGTTCGGACAAGAAAAAGTTGGGCGTTCAGTATTTGTAAAATATATAGGAGAGGAAAAAGAATGAAATATGAAAACACATACCTTGTCTTTGAGGTATCAAAAGGCCCAAAAGTAATAATTGAATCATTAGACACCTATGGTGCAGATGGTTGGGAATGTTGTTCTATGCTAACAGTAGCAGGAAATAACATTGTTTGCTTTTTAAAGCGTCGTATTGATGTTGAGGAAGAAAAGACAGATAAAGAAGAAGAAAAGATTTCCAAACTTTGGTCGCAGGATTGATAGAAATGTCAGTATTGGCTATTGATTTAGAGACTAAGAATATGTCTCATGATATTGGTGGTTTCGGAAATACCCATATGTTTCAAGTATCTACTGTTGCTACTTGGGATGGAAAGAATGGAACTGTATATGTTGATGAACCAGTAGATAACTTTGCTAAGTCTGGTCATGTAATTAAATCTATTAGAGAACTTAAGTATGATTTAGATGACCATTTACAAAAGGGCGGAGTATTGTTAGGACATAACATTGCTTCATTTGATTTAGCAATTCTTAGAGATTCAGTCGATATTCATTGTATTCATAAGTATCTAGATGAAAAGAAGTATATTGACACTAGTAGAATTCTAAATAAAGAACATGGAGAAAGGTTCCCACTAAGTAATTTAGTTAAATGCACTATGGATGACTTTAAACTCATGGATAGTGCAGATGCTCCTAAATTATGGAAGATGGGTCAATATGATGAAGTAGTTGAGTATTGTATGAAAGATACTCAATTAGTTTATGACCTTTGGAAGTATGGTCAAGATAACGGAATTGTGAAAGCATTTTCTGTTGATAAAGAAGAGTTTGTTGAATTGGAGGTGAATTGGTAATGGAAGGCTGGGATTGGTTTTTTGCTGCGATTTTCTTAGTAGTTCTCATGTTACTCTTCTTCGCCGCATTTGGTGGTAGAAATATCACCGATGGTAGCGTTGAAGATTATATGCGAAGGCTAATGAGAAATGAAGGCGATGAGCAGAAATGACATTGAAACAAAAGTGTCGCTATTGTGGTTCTAATACTTTAGCGAAGCGTTTAGTTGGATTCTATGTGGGTTCAACTGAGCAAATTAAACTTTGGGAATGTCGAGAATGTTTTAAGATTTGGTCTGTAAAGACTGATTAAGAGGCGAGGTAACTTAATTGTTGCCTCGCCTCAATTTTTTTTT